GATGAAACACCAGGAGAGATTGTTCAGCTTCCAAGCGGAATGAAAAAGCGATATCGTGGTATGGCTTCCAAAGACGCTCAAATGGACTGGCGTGGTCGATATAGCTCCAATGAAGGTGTGAGCACTTTTATAGACTATAGGGGTTCAGTTGTTGATATTCTAAACGATCTTCGTGGAGGAATGATATCAGGTCTTTCTTATTCTGGTTGTAGAAATATTAACGAACTACAAACAAAAGCCCAATGGACAAGACAAACAACTGCCGGATTGTCTGAAAGTAAAACCCACATTCTCAACAAATGAGAAAAAGAAAAGCAAAACCCGAAGAAGCGAAAACTATTACTATTGATAGTCTAGAGACATTAGACACCAATTTAAGAATCAAACTAAAGTTCGACGACATCACAAAGTTTTGGTTTTTTAATGAATACATTAAAGGTTATCTTTTAGATGACCCGCTTCTTCAACCCTTCATAGAAAAAATCAAAGAAAGTAGTATTATGGCGAGAAAACATAAATTAAAAAAGAATCGCCAACTACTTGAAAAAGAAAAAGAAATAAAAAATAAATTTGGATTAGACCCAGATGAAATAGAAGACATTTTTGATCTAATCGAAGGTGAGGAATAGTATGAAAAAATGTGCAAAAGAGGCAATGGAGACTGACTGTATATGTGATAGACAATATTGCAGATTGTGGATGAATTATAAAAAAGATTTAAATTGCACGGATGTTTCTATAAAAAAACACGGTAGATTAGGTCTTAAAGAAGTTGGCGAGAGACTAGGTATATCATATGTCCGTGTTTCTCAAATAGAAAAAGAAGCATTTAAGAAATTAAAAAAGAAAAATTTTGAGTTACAAGATACTATTTATAACACATAAACCAAACCAAAAGATGCCAAGCATCTAAAAAGGAGATTGAATATGTCTGACAAAAAGACTTTACTTGAAGAGGGAACCATCCGTCGTTTCATGAAACTTGCAAACATGGAAGCAGTTGGAGATGGTTTCGTTAATGAAATGTATGGCAAGCCTATGATGAAAGATGATAAAACTCGACCACCAGAGAAAAAAGAAGATGAAAAGAAAATGGAAGAGGATGTTGATCTTGAAGAGGGCAGCTACATGAAAGCTGATGATAAAGCTCGACCACCAGAGAAAAAAGAAGAAGAAGATGAAAAGAAAATGGAAGAGGTGGCGCTCGCCGGCAAAATGGCTGACGATGACGATATGAAAGATGATCCCATGGAAGAGATGATGGGTAAAGATCATGGCGGCATGAAAGATGACGCGATGGCTGATGATATGGAGATGGATTTAGATGTCAAAGACGAAGAAGAAGAAATGGATATGGACGCCGGTGATATGGGCGAACTCACTCTCACTGACGAAGAAGCTGAGATCTTCCTTAAAGTAGCAGACAAAGTTCGTGCAGCTATGGAGATGGATGGTCCAGAAAAAATGGATGCTCCTGACATGGGTGGTATGGATGAGCCAATGGACGAGCCAATGATGGAAGAAGACGTAATAAATGAGGTTGCGCGCCGCGTAGCTAAGCGTCTCAAGGGCTTGAAAAAGTCCAAGTAAAGAAATATAGTAAGTATTTAATCGAGGTTTTAGATGCAAGAAATCTTTTGGTTTTTCTTGGGTGTATTGGTCCATCTTTTGTTAGATAGGACCATTACATTCTATAAAAAAATTAAGTTTCTAGAAGATATTAGAATACTCTCTTTTAAAATGATTGGGTATGCTTATCAGCAATGGGCGGCAATTACCGCCGCAAAATATATTTATTTAGAACATAATGAGTTTGATAAGGAAGAAATTAAAATTTTAAAAAACACAGATGAAGCGGAGATGGAACAGTGGAAAAAAGAAGCAGTCATAGGTTTGAATGAGTCTGTCCCACCTTATTATCGCTCTGCCCTCAAGGAAAAAGGCTGGGAAGCAGTTATGGGAGCTTTAGAAACGCATTATAGAGAAGTTTTAAATGCTAATTTTATTGTCAAGGAGGGCAATCCAAATGCTGAAGACTAAAAATAATAAAGAAGAAACTGAAGAGGGAAAAGATGTAATAAGTCTTGCTGATCTTCAAATGGCAGCGGCTGGCAATGCCCCACCGCCATTACGGACTATAGGTCTTTTTGGAGACTTGGATGAAGAAAAAGTTGAAGATATCTGTTCTGGTCTTCTTTATCTTAAACACACAGCAAATATCAACACAGACTTTCCACTAGGAATGCCGGAGTTGGAAGAAGGTGAAGAACCCCCGAAGCCAGAACCAAAGCCAATTACATTTTATGTTTCTACTTGGGGTGGTGATGCTCTTGGTATGTTTGGCATTTATGATCTTATGCGTATTGTGCGTGAAGAGTGTGCCATCGAAACTTTTGGTTTAGGAAAAGTTATGTCCGCAGGTGTTCTTTTACTCGCAGCAGGAACAAAAGGTCAACGTAAGATTGGAAAGCACTGTCGAGTCATGATGCACTCTGTTCGCGGTGGACACGTAGGAACCATCCATTCATTAGAAAATGAAATGGACGAAACTCGCTGGATTCAGAAGCAACTTATTAAAGCTCTAGTCGAGGAAACAAACCTAACCGAAAAGCAACTAAAAAAGATGCTTGGTAAAAACCTAGACCTTTATCTTACCGCAGAGGAAGCAGTAAAATACGGAATTGCCGATATCATCGTATAAGGAACTATTTATAATATGTCCGATCTCAAAACCCTCGTAGAAAATTACTTTGCTCCTAAACCAAAAACCTTGACAAAACAAATGTTATATGAGATATTTGATGAGGTTTTGAATGAAGTAGATAACGACTTTCGCAATAACGTTGTCAATTTTTTAAAGAACGATTATCCTGAAGCGGAAATAGTAAAAGCCACTTCTAAATCTTTTGACGTAACTAATATGGGCTCCCGCGCTGCTAGGGATAATGCCATAATGTCGCTAAAAAATAGATATAAGTTGCAACCGACAAAACAAAAAGGTGGCTCTAATGTTGCCGGTAGGTTCCCCAATGGCGATGTTATTGAATTATTCCAGGGCATATCCACCGCAGGTAAAATATCAAACAAAGGCGATGTGGCAGAAGGTATATTAGGTGCTGCCATACTCGCAGCGTTTAAAGCATACAATGAAAAAAAACGAGTGACGCCTGAGAAAATAAAAAAAGTAATTGATGAACTTAATCTTTCTGATCAAATATCAACCACAAAAAAGAAAAAAGGTAGAAGTCTTGAAACAACTTTTTTAGATATAAATGGATCTCAAAAACCCATAACTCTAAAAGTGGTTTTGAATAAAGGCAACTACGATGACTTTGTTGATATAAAAGACAGGCTTAAACTAAAAACCCTCGAAGCTGTTTATGCCAATATAATAAGATATGTCAATTCAAATTATTTTAGAGATTTTTTAAACAATACAATTGGAAAGAAGTCAAGAGCAAATGAAGATACAATTAACAACTTTTCAATTGAAGTCGTCGGTGCGGAGGACCAACGAGGTTCAAAAGCTGACCTAAAAATACTCGGTGATGGCAAACAACTAAAAAGTTATTCAATGAAAAAGGACAGTAGACAATTAGGTCAAGTAGGTGGTAAAACTTTTGAAAACGTTGCAGCTTGGATGAATAAAATCTTTGGAGTAGATATGTCCAAATTTACCGAAGAATATATGCAAATGCTTCAAGCACCTGATAGGCTCACTTACTATAATCTGGTTGAAGAGATACTGAAAGATATAAAACAAGTGGTGGATCTGGATTTAAACTCACAAGACGAACAAGTAAAAAAGAAAAAAGTTGTTGACTTGTTGAATGCTTTAAAGTATGCTGCAATAAAAGATGACTCCAATATTGACTTGTTAAATCTAGAAAAAAACAAGTTTAGAATGTTAAACGTAAGTAAAATAATTGAACTTATTGACGATATAGACATTGAAACATCAATACAAAGATCAGGCGAAGGACCACCTTACTTAAGGTTATTTGTTAAGTCTGATGATCTTAAGGGCAAGGAGGCAGAACTTTTCCAGGTTAGACCAAAAGCAGAAAGTTCTGGCACTTTTAGAATTTATTTAGAGTATGGCAATTTCATCGACAAAGCTTTAAGTGCAACAACACAAGAGGAATAAGTGCTCGTCCGAGAACGCTTTAAAAATTATTCAAAAGACCATTGTTGGCAATATGAGATACGTCTACAAAACCTGGAAGACGACCTCAAAGCCATCGGCTTATCTAAAAATGAAATGGAAAAACTATCCATTGACGACTTCCTGTTCAGTTATGTAGATAAAGAAGATAAAGAACAATGCGAAGAAATAAAAGACTTTATCAAAAAACACGAATGGCTTGGGAACATTCCAAACCGACCAACTCACCGCTTTACTGCGAGACTAAAACAAAACAATGCTCTCGCCGGTGTAGTTATCATGGCGACACCCAACGCCTTCAGTCACCTTTTAGGAAAAGAAAACCGTGACTTGGAAAAGTTAGTAGCCCGTGGAGCTAGCATTAGTTGGGCTCCAAAGAACCTGGGTTCTTGGATAGTCTCACAGTCAGTAAAGTGGATGGTAAGAAACACAGACTTCCGCATCTTTACAGCCTATTCAGACCCAGAAGCAAAAGAACTTGGAACCATCTATCAAGCAATGAACTGGACTTACTTGGGTCAAACAAGCGGCACAGCGAAACAATACCTTGACCCAGCCAAACCAAACAAAGGTTGGTTTAGTGATAGAGACTTTCGCAAGAAGTCAAAATATAAAATGTATGCCGAGAACATAGGGCTAGACAAAGACCTATGGAAAAGCTGGATGAAAAAGTATTCACCCAACTGGGATATCATTCCAGCCGACATTAAAACAAAAATAAAACAAGAAGAAGAAAAGTATCGTTCTTCTTGCATTAGTAGAACCGTTCCACCAAAACACAAGTATTGCTACATTCTTGGACGGTCTAAAAAAGAAACAAAGCAACTTAAACAGTTGTTTGTCGAGAACAACCCAAAGAAAATAAATTTACCTTATCCTAAAAAAAGAGGCGAATAGGGGTTGACAAAACTCAATAACCTGATATAATAATCCGCAGAGGTGTTTTTATGAAAGAATTTAGTAACTCGGAAAACCTTCGAGGTCAGTTAGAGAAGGGTATACAAACTATTGCAACCAACGTTGCTTCTACCCTTGGTCCAAAAGGACGTACAGTTATTTTACATCAGAAAGGCAAAATGCCAATCGCAACAAAGGACGGCGTAACAGTCGCAAAATTTATTGATCTAGAGAACTCATTTCAAAATGCTGGTGCTCAAATTGTAAAGCAAGCAGCAGAAAAAACAAACCAAGAAGCTGGTGATGGAACGACAACCACAACTGTTTTAACTTATGCTATGTATCGTGAAGCACAAAAGTATCTTGCTTCAGGCGCAGCACCAGTAGAATTAAAAAAAGGAATGGACCTTGCCGTTGATCATCTAGTAAACCAGATAAAAGAAGAAGCGACTCCTATTAAGTCTATCGACGATATAGAGTCAATAGCAACTATCTCTGCTAATGGCGATAAAGTTATTGGTCGTCTTATAGCAAAAGCAGTTGACCTTGCTGGTAAAGATGGGTCGGTTACTATTGAAGAAGCACGCTCTGTGGAAACAAGCCTAGATCTTGTAGAAGGTTTTCGCTTTGATTCTGGTTACTTAGCAACAGCTTTTATTAATGATGAAAAACGTGGTGTTGTAAGTTACGACGAACCTAT